GCCGCTGATGTCCTGATCGGTGAACGCTACGCCGATTGGTTTCGTGTAGGCCATGGCCTAAGCCCCCATCCAAGAGTTTGAAATTCCGCCCGGAGCATAGGCCCTGCGCGGTGCCCTGTCAACAAATTCCCGGTGGGCTACAGGAAACGCAAACGTCACCGCGATGGCGTCGGCCGCGTCGGGCGAGGCCAGCCCGCGGGATTTCATATCTTTCTTGCTTTCCAAGAAGATAGTCCCTTTACTGTCCGGTTTCATCATCGGCCCGGTCAGGTCGTTCTTGAGGTAGCGGTCCAGCGGGATGGACGCGTCCTTCAGCCAGGTCCGCATCTCGCCCCACATCTCGGCCCGCTTGTTACCCCACATCAGCGGGTTCTTCGACTTGTTTCCGAAGTTGACCCCCTTGATCTTGTACCGCTGCTCCTTCAGCCGGTCGACGATGCCGGCCCCTAGGCCGCCCTCGTCGATCACCACCAGCGCCGGCTTGTACGTTTCGATGGCGTCGATGACGTGGCCCACCACCGTCATGGTGTCGTCGCCCTTGTGGCGCTTGATCGCCACGATGTCGCGCCCCTGCCGGATGGCGATGACCGTGCTGTCGGACCCGAACCGTGCCGGGTCCACGCCGATGATGATGGGCGCCGACGGGTCTTTGTGCTGCGGCCGGCGCATGGCGTCATCAACGGTGGAGGCCCCGATGAACTGGTCGTCGGACGCGTTGGGAAACTGACCGTACACCTCGACGTGGGCCTGTGTGCTGTCGGGGCCGTACTCGTCGATGATCTGCTGATAGACCTGCTTGTCCGTATGCTCGACCGTGCGCGCGTCCACGATCTTGGTGTCCCAGAAGTCGCGCTTGGAGTGGAAGCATTCGTAGAAGTAGCCGCTGTTGCGTCGCGGGTTGCTGAACGCCAGCCAGAAGCGGTGCGGCGTGTTCTCCGTGAAGAAGCCCGCCGCGACCGACCAGATGCTGTCGTCGATACCGCTGGCTTCGTCGAACACCAGCATGACCCCGGCGAAGTTGTGGACCCCCGCGTAGGCGTCGGGGTTTTCCGCTGACCACAGCCGTCCCTCGACGCCCCAGTACCGGGTGCCCATCTTGAGGTCGCGCTCCACCAGTTCCGTCAGCCACTTGGCCGGCATCAGCCGCGTGGCGCTGACCTCGAACCAGTGGCTGTTGAGCGCCATGCTGAGCCACTTGGTGATTTCCGCCCATGTGATCGACCGAAGCTGCGCTTCGGAGTTGGCCGACACGATGGTTGTCGAGCCAATCCGCGTGGTCAGCATCCAGATGACCAGCCAACTGACCAGCGCCGACTTGCCGATCCCGCGGCCGGATGACGTCGCCATCCTGAGCGTGTCGAAGTCGATCTTGCCGTTGTTCTGTTTCACATGGTCGGCGATGCGCTGCAGCACCTCGCGCTGCCACTTGCGCGGGCCGTCGAAGTGTTCCAGCGGTGTGCCCGGCTGGCCCCACGGGAACACGAACAGCACGAACTTCAGCGGGTCGTCCTTGATGGCCGGCGTCCACAGCCGGCTCATCAGTTCCATTTCGTCGTCGGCGCTATACCGTGTGGTTTGCATTTTCTGCCTGTTCGATTACGTGCGCCGCCTCGGCCACGCCCTCGATGACGCGGCGCTGGGCCTCTTGCAGTGCGGAGGTGATGGAGATGGTCTGGTTGACCTCGACCTGCACGGCTTGCTTGGCGACCCAACCGTGGACGTGCTTCAGCACATCCAGCGCCGCCTTGGCGTCGCCGGCGCGGGCGGCGTCGTGCAGCACCTTGGACATCTCCATCTCGCCGTCGGCCCGGCCCTTCTCCGCGGCCAGCGCCGCCAGCGGGTCGAACTCGCACAGCGCGCGGTATTCGGTCGGCGTCATGCCGGAGGCTAAGGCCAACGCCTCACCACGCAATCCATTACGCGCGGCGTTATAGATGGCTTCGAGCCGCGCCTCGGTGGCTTCCAGTTTGCGCGGCTCATAGGGGAGCGAAAAGACTGCCATAGATTTTGTATAGCATGGCTGGTTAGGTTTGCAAAAAATAAAAAATTGTTTGCAGACCCTCCGTGACCGGGACGGGGCGGGCGCCGGCCCCCCTCCCCCCCTGCCCTCGGCGGACGGCCGGATGGTCGGAGCCAGGCGTGAACATATGGACAGCTATTCATATGTCCAGATGTTTATGTTGCATTGCAGCACAATCTGTTACGTTATAACGTAACATTCCGCCTGGTCGCGCGCCTAGGTCATATCGGCAAAATAGGTCATGCCGAAAACATCGCGCCAGAGTGACGGCGCGCCAGCTAGCTGCTATCGCAATGCGTAATAGAATTTATTGTGAAGCATGGAGCGAGATGCGTGGGCCGTTTGCGCGGGCCTAGGTCATGATAGGTCAAATAGGTCATCTAGGTCATGCGTTTTTCATCGCCCCCAAGTGAGATAGTACAACTATCCTATAGGCTATAATACTTTACATATGTTAATTAATATCTAAGTGGCAGTTGGTTATATTACTATTACCTAGAAAGCCTAGGAAAAATGAAAAAAGCCTTTTTCGCCAACTACATAGCCCCGCGTAGCATGGTTGTCGCCTAGGCTACCTATACATACGCCTAAAACACCTATTTTTACAATTTTAGATTACCGCAAGATTACTCCCCCATTACTAAAATGTCATGTAATACATTCTAGGTTGCCTTATTCTTGCCACAATTAGCCTGTAATAGAATCTGCATCGGCAAAACGGATTGCCTATTTTTCGGAGGGACATGTAAATGAATATGTTGCACGACGCTGCAATCTGCGCTTTCTTTCTGGCGCTGTTCGTTTGGCTTCTAGTTTTCTGATCTTGGGAGGGATCACAACCATGCAAAACCGTATTTTCAGTATTGATAGCGCAAAAGCCGTGAAGGCGCAGGATTATGGCCACCTAAATGCCATTCACTACATGGCGCCAGCAAGCTTGGCAGGCGTCGGCAATATGTGCGGCGCCGCAACGCCTTCCTGCATTGCGCTTTGCCTTGGGTGGTTCTCTGGCCAAGCTGGCATGGTGGCGGATGACGCGGATTTGAATAGCGTCCGCAAGAGCCGGATAGACAAGGCGCGGCGCTTCATGCGCGACCGCCAAGCCTATATGGCGGACGTGGTGCGGTCGATCGAATTAGCCCAGCGCCAAGCCGCGCGCATGGCGCTTATATTGTGTGTCCGCATGAACGGATCGACGGATATTCCGTGGGAAGGCGTCAAATGTGTTCGCAATGGCACCACCTACAAGAACCTGATGGAAGCTTTCCCTGAGGTTCAATTCGTCGACTATACCAAGATCGCGGCGCGGCTTTTGAAGCCCCTGCCGCCTAACTATAGCCTGACGCTATCCCGTACCGAATTGAATGACGCGGCCGTCATCGCGGCCGTGCAAGCTGGCCACAACGCGGCCGTGGTGTTTGAGAGCCTGCCGACGCAATGGAATGGCTTGCGCGTCATCGATGGCGACAAGCACGATTTGCGCCACCTAGACCCTAAGGGCGTTATTGTCGGTTTGACGCCTAAAGGCCGCAAGGCCAAGCGCGACAAATCCGGCTTTGTAGTCCGCAATGCAGCATAAGGAACAAAACACCATGACAACCACCACCACCACCCAAGCCCTTGCCAACCTATCGGACGCGGCCGTTGCCGCGCTGCAAGGCGCCCTAGTCACACGCGGTCCGCGCAAGGGGCGCTTATTATCTGCCGCACCGCCAAGCCAAAGCATGGCATATGCGGCATGGCAGGGCGCCATGCTCTCATGCAATCCGTACAAGGCGAGCATCGCGGCGCTTATGTTTATGTCCGCCGAGCAGCGCGCCATACAAAAGGAAGTAACGGCCTTATTCGATGCGCTGCCCAAGGGCGCGCGCATCGCGATGGACAAGGATCGCCAAGCCTTGGAAGCGCTTGGCGCATGGTGACTAGGCCGGGCGCTACGGCGCCCCGCCCTCGCAAGGCGCCCATGGGGCGCCCTGCGACGGCGACATTGCCGAACATGAGAGGGAAGAACATGACACAACACACGCCCGGCCCATGGGTTACCAGTAAGGGCGCCTATGGCGCGCTGCATGTCGGGCCTGCCAAGCTTGACCATCCGGGCCAAGACTTGGTGGCCTATGCGGCCGAACACGGCCGCGACCTGCTGGCGCAGCGCACGGCCGACGCAGCGCTGATCGCGGCCGCGCCTGACTTGCTGGCCCTTTGTGAGCGCCTGCTAGGGTTTGCGTACCATTACGGCAGCACCGAGGCTATATCATCGGCCGAGGGGTTGTTCGTCAGCGCTCGCGAAACAATCGCCAAGGCCAAAGGGGGCGCAGCATGACACGCATTTATTTAGTCTATTCCGACGACGAGAATGGCGACGACATGAGCCTTGTAGTGGAGGCGCATAACCCCATTGAGGCCGTGCGCCTATGGCGCAACGACTGGGATCTGACCACGGACAAGAAGCCCGCCGCCGTGTTTGAGATGCCCGACCGGACAGGGCACCCGGCCGTGCATCAGTGGCCTAGCCTATCGCGTGGGGAGCGCGGCGAATGGTGAAGCAAATAGGCTTGTTCTGGTATCTAGTAAACGCACCCGGCGGGGCGTTCCATGGCATCCCATGGCCGACCAAGGCCGACGCCGACGAGATACTGCGCGCCGTGCTGGCGCAGCATGAGAGGACCGCGCCATGCGAGTGCTGATAGCCTGCGAATACTCCGGCGCCGTGCGGGATGCCTTCCGCGCGCGCGGGCATGACGCCTTATCCTGCGACCTGCTACCAAGCGAAACGCCCGGCCCCCACTACCAAGGCCCGGTGCAAGACATTCTAGGCGATGGGTGGGATTTAATGATCGCGCACCCACCATGCACCCACCTAGCCGTGAGCGGGGCGCGCTGGTTTGCTGGCAAACAAGCCGAGCAGGCCGAGGCGCTGGCATTTGTCCGCCTGCTGCTGGCCGCGCCCATCACCCGCATCGCGCTGGAAAACCCGGTCAGCGTCATATCCAGCCGGATCAGAAAGCCCGATCAGGTAATCCAGCCTTGGCAATTTGGCCACGAGGCGACCAAAACGACGTGCCTATGGCTGAAAGGCCTGCCCAAGCTGGCGCCGACTAACATTGTCGGCAAGGGCGCGCGGCACGTCACCAAATCAGGCAAGAGCCTGCCGCAATGGTATAACCTGCCGCCCTCCGCTGACCGCTGGAAAATACGCAGCGCGACATTCCAAGGCATCGCAGACGCGATGGCCGACCAATGGGGGAGCCCATGCTAACCCTAATCTTGCGGGCCGTGTGCCTGCTAATCGCAATGAGGAAGACAAGATGAACGCCGACGAAAAGAAAGCCATTCAATACGCGCGTTGGCTGGCAGAGCGCGACGCCATGCCTCTGCCAGAACATGCAGAAACCGCGATTGAATGGGCCGAGCCAATGATGCGAAGCGGGATCCGCCTGGCGCGGATCAAGGCGGTGACGTTCACCGGGGAGCGCTACGCCGTGACGGTTTATCTGCCGGGGTGGGATTACGACCCAAGCCCTGTGGAAGGGCCGCCGGCCGGGGAGACGTGAGGCAGATGCTCAACCCGGCCGGCGATGCGTGGGCTTGTCGGGGAGGGAAAGCCACCCACGCACAAGAACACGTTACACCGCACCCGAGGGGGATGCAATGACAATTTTGGATTGGATACGCATGGCCATAGCAGGCCTGCTGCTGGGCGGGGGCATAGTGGCCCTGCTGGCCTATTGGATTGAAACCGCAACGAGGGAACTAGACAATGATCAAAACTAGCCCGCCAGCGTTTAAATCGCTGCGCGTCATAATGGCGAGCATCCAAACCCATGAAGAACTACTGAAACAAGCATGGGAGGGGTCGGAAGAGTACTGGCGCATCCAGCGCGCCCTAGCCCTGCTGGGCCAGCAACTGGACGAGGCCGAGAAGCTGTGGAAGGCACACCATGCCAAAGCCTGACAACCGCCTGCCGCAAGGCATCGCCGCCGCCCATGTCGACTTCATCGCGCACGAGCGGCGCAAGGGCACGACATGGGAGGCCATCAGCAAGACCGTGGGCGTGTCGGCTAAGACACTGTCCACCTGGTGGGCCAAGCGCGGGGCATACAGCCCCTACCATAAGAGCCCCACACGCGAGCGCGAGGATAAGGGCTACACGCCGCGCAAGTGCCTGCGCTGTCAAATAATGTTTGACAGTTTCGGGCCTGGTAATAGAATGTGTGTGCGCTGCCGCACGGCAGACTAGGAGGGACAATGCACGACCTAACGATGGACGGGCTACGCAAGCGCGTGGCCGAACTGGAGCAGGCGCACATGGCGCAGGCGCAGATCGCCTGGCACCACTACCAGCGGGCGCAGCTTGCCGACCTGCGCGCTGACGACGCCGACGCGCGCCTGAAGGCGTTTCTGAAGGTGGCGGAGGCGGCCTACTGGTCGCTGGCTTGGGCGTGGCAGGACGGGCTGGATGGCCAGCCTGGTCCGTTCAATTTGGACGGGCTGGATCCTGACGTGATGCCGACGCCAGAGCGCAAACTATACGAGGCCCTGAAGGGCTTGAAGCCGTTCTACGGCACGGAGGCAGCATGAAGACCTTTATCGATCGCTTGCGCGACAATCTGGCCATCGCAGAGCGCGAGGGCGACCTATGGGGCGCGGCGCGGCTGCGTAGCACCATCGCCACCCTGACCGAAACGCAGGAGACCTGCCCGCACGTTCTGCGGGCGCGCAAGCTGTTTGTGCCACAGAAGGAGGCGGGACAATGACCGATAGGGAATTAGAGCGCGCGGAGATGCTGCGCGCCCTCATAGAAGGCGACAGGCCAGAGCCCCGGCTAAAGGCGCGGGTGGAATGGTTGGAGGCCGACGGATCGGCCCAGCGCACGGCTATCCTGCGGCTGGAGCGGGCGGTAGATCGGCTTTTTAAATCGCTCTTGGCGCTACTGATGGTTTGCGCTGCGCTGGCGCTGGCGGTGCTGACATGAGCGACATCGTGGAACGGCTGCGGGCGGATTTAGCGTCAGGGCTATCAGCAAGCCTTGGCGACACAAAAGAAGCCGCCGCCGAAATCGAAAAGCTGCGCGCGGCCATGCACGACCTCGCCGGCCATGTCTGGCGCGGCGATTGGGACAAGCTGAAGCCGGAAACACGCGAGCTGCTGGGAGAAAAGGAATGAGCGACATTGTTGAGCGGCTTCGCACAATCCCGCGCAGTGGCTTACCGATTGGCCACACATGGAACGCCTGCGATGATGCCGCCGACGAAATTGAAAAGCTGCGCGCGGCGCTGAAATCCGTACTGGATGCTTGCGATGCAGGTTACATGGTTGAGCGTGGGGCAGGCGGCATGACTGTGGGCGCACAAATGCGCCGGTCTTTTTATGATGGTGTTCCTGCATGGTTAATTGAAGAAGCCCGCGCGGCGCTGGGAGAAAAGGAATGAGTGACACGAATATAAATGTGGTGGCAATTTTAGCTAATGATGGCGAATTATTAACGAAAGCCGTCGCCGAAATCGAAAAGCTGCGGGCGGAAAATGAACGCCTTACCAATAACGCAAGATCAGACGCACGACTGCTGGCGGCCTATCATAAATGGTGCGACATGCAAGGCTGCGCGCCATCATCTAGTGACCTGTCAAAAGCCCGCGTGGCGCTGGGAGAAAAGGAATGATCCAGCAACTAAACCCGCCGCTGCCACTGCTGACACCCAAGGGGCGGGCGTGGGCGCACCTGGTGATCGATTACGGGCCGGAGGCAGACCTGTTATGGGTCTGCTTCCAAGACGCCACCGGGCAGTGCTGGACGTGGCCCAATAAAGAGGTCCGCATCCAGCCAAACGAAACGATGGGCCGCCCTAACCCACCGCTTTGAGGTTGACCACCTTCGGCGCCGTCTCTTCTTCAACAATGCGCCGGAGGTCGCTTTTGCTGAATTTCTTGGCCATCTCGGGCGTCGCAAAAATGTGTTTCTTGTTCTGTAACTCGACCGTGCCGACGCGCCCCACATCCACCCACTTGGCTTCCTTCAGCGCGTGAAGCAGTGCCGGCTGCGGTATCTTGACGCCCGGCGGGGCCAAGCCGCTCAGGCGGTCACACACGGCATGGAAGGGCGAGGCGATGACGCCCTTGGCGAAATCCCCTTGGCGGTTGCGGATCAGTTCGACGATGAAGCTTTCGGCCATGCTCATGCTATGCTCGATCAGGTTGGCCTTAGCGTCGTTAAGCACAGGCGCCGCGCCGGGGTTGAACTGGCTCACGTCGCGGCTGTGCAGCCACTTGGCGACCTTCTCAAACCCCAAGCCTTCCTTATACCAGCGCCAGATCAGCTTGGCCTCGGCCTCGGCCATGATGGGCGCCTGCGACCACAGGACGAACCAGCGGCGGTCATCGCTGCTGATCGTGATCGGCACCGGGTCGTTACTGAAGGCGAGCACGAAGGCGCGGTTCACAGTATCATACGGATGCAGGCCCTTGCGGTTGACCGTCAGCATCTCCGGCGGCGCGGCGATGATGGGCTTCAGCCTGTTGGCCAGCGCGCGCCTGGTGGCGGCTTCCGGCTCCTTCAACTCGTTCAGGATGATCACTTCGCTCTCCAGCGCGTAGCCCCACTGGCTGTTGAGCGAATCGCCATCCACCAATCCGCGGTTGACCAGCCCCGGCCCGCACACGGCCCACAGGAACGGCGCCCACATGGTATCCTTACCGGAGCCACCATGGCCGCCATGCAGCACGGCGTGGTTGATCTTGACGCGCGGGTTCTGCGTCTTGAAGGCCATTATATCCCACAGGTGGTTCAACTCGGCCTCGTCAGGCACCAGCCGCCGGCAGTGCTGCTGCCAGATGCTGATGTCTTCATGCGCCACCTTCGACACGTCGGGGCGGCCATCGCGCCAGCGGTTGCCATAGACGACGCCATTACGCGTGACCAGCACGCTCTCGCCGGCGGCGTAGGTGACACCCTCCAGCACCCGCGCGCCCATGGCCTGCCTGTTCTCATCGAAGCAAGTGGCCGCCTCGATCTTGCGGGCGTTGTGGATCGATTTGCAGGGCACATGCCGGAACAGGGCATTGAAGGAATACCGGGTAATCTCCCGGCGTTCCTGAAGGTCGAAGAAGCTGTCGTCCGACACAACATAAGCGAAACGCTCATACCACTGCGACTTCTGGACCCGGCTGGCCTCCTTGCGGTCAACCTCGGCGATGATCTCCGCCGCCCGGTCAGGGTATTCCGCCGTGGGCGCCAACTTGTCCATGGCCCGCGCCATGTGTTCGGCCAGCAGTTCGTCGCGCAAGCCGGGCGTGACGCGCGGGCCGCCGTTGTCCGCCACCCAGCCCAAGAAGGCCCGCGTGTCCAGATGCTCGCAGTGGCCATGGTAGCAGCAGAACGACCGATCCAGCGGCTTGTAACGGGCGCTGATCTGGCCGTCGGTATGCTCGCCATGGTTGGGGCAGACGACGCCCAGCCAGCCCTCGGCGTTGACGCCAGACAGGACCAGGCCCTG